TTATGTTAGCGGTGGCTATGTAAAGAAATGCCTAAATCTTATGTTTGGTTGGGATTGGGATTTTGAAATACTTGACGAAAAAATATTGCATGGTGAGGCAATTGTCAAAGGTCGGTTAACTTGCAGAACTAACGGGCATACAATCATTAAAACTCAATACGGAAATAAGGGCATTGTTTTTAAGAAGCAAAGCCCAGAGGATACTGCAAAAGGATTGGATCGTATTCCCCTTTCAATTGGTAATGATTTAAAGTCAGCCGCTACGGATTGTTTAAAAAAGTGTGCTTCTGAAATTGGCATAGCATCCGACATCTATAACAAAGATGAATTTAGGGAGGTAAAAGTTAACACGGTATCAATCAAATCAAATAAAGAAAAACTCAATGGTAAAGGTAATTGAAAGGTTTATTCTTGACACTAAGCAAGAATGGGCAGCGGTTCGCAAAGGATTGTTTACCGCCTCAAGGATTAATGAGATACTAGCCAACGGCAAAGTATTGATGAATGAATCGGAACTAGCCGAATACAAAAAGGCTAATCCGAAAAGTACGGCTAAGTACAAAGAAGATGAAACCGTTTTAGGTGACGGGGCTATCACTTACATTCTTGAGATCGTTCAGGATTTAGAAGGTGCGCCTAAAGAAGTGTTTTATAATTCCGCGATGGATTGGGGAAATGTTACCGAACCAGAAGCGGCTATAAGATACTGCGAAATGTTTGGTTATGACCTAGAGGCAGACGATGTAATTTACACAAGCGAGGGCGGAACTGTTTTCTTTGTAGGTGATAACTTGGTAGGGTGTACGCCTGACTTAATCTTAAGAGACAGAATAGTTCAAATGAAATGCCCCGAAAGTTCAACTCATTTGTATTACAAACTACATGTTAACGAGGCAAACTTTCAAAAAGAGTTACCAGATTATTACGCTCAAGTTCAACTTGAAATGATGCTAACTGAAAGAGATGTTTGCGACTTCTTTTCTTTCGATCCTCGTTACCCAAGAACAGAATTGCAGACTCATAAGATTGAAGTCAAAGCGGATAAAGATTTTCAGAATAAAATATATCGGAAAGCACTCCTTTGCGAAGCAAAAAAACAGTCTTACATTCAATTAATAAACAACCTAAAAAACTAACATGGAAAAGAAATTCATTGGCAAAACAAAGCTAGGCAAGTACCCTGACCAGGTAGAGATCGGCATCCAACAAAAGGACATTGACCTATTGCAGAAAGAGCTAGACGCGAAAGGTACTGGATGGACAAACATCCGAGTCAACAAGGGAAAGGAATCTGGCAAACTTTATTCCGAGGTAATATGAAAGCCAACCGAACCACAAAGACGGGAATGATGCAGCCGTATTTAAAGGTAAGTTTCTTCGATGATAAAAGTAATCATTGGTGGGAGCGTGACATTTACCCGACAAGTGTACGTGATAGGATGCAAGCGATATGGCAAAGCATGGTTTCAAGTGAACGTAATAACTCTAAACTTTAATTTATGACAATCTACACAGACAGTTTTGAAACCGTGGCGCGCAACGTGCGCATGGGCGGTGTAAAGTCCCTGGACTATAAATTTGTATTGCGTTTTTTCAGGTTCATGTATGTATTTGAACTATGAAGCAGCGCACCAAGAAGATAATGGAAGGCAAAGAATGCTTTCTGAAAGACCTCAAAGAAGGTGACACTTTCCGAATGAGGCACACGGGCGGAACGGTTTACACGTTTTACCAAAAAGGCGATTACAACTACATAGTCACAACGGAAAGCGGTTCTTTCTTTGCCTCACCTACAACACCAGTTAAACCTTTAAAACAATTTTGACATGAAAAACACAAAACTAAAAGACCTCAAGTACGAGATACCCGGAACGGAGACCAACCGTCCCGCGCTGGAACTGTTAAAGGGATTGTTGATAGCTTTCCTTTTATCGATCGGTGTTTTTCTCGCCATCGCTTGGGTATTGGCAAACACTAACGCAATAGATAACTTATGAAAACAAAAATTAGGGACACCAGCCTGGACGCACACAGATCGATCAGGCGCGAATTACAGGGTAAAGAGAAGTTGGTACTGGGTGCGCTGATTGCGCTCAAGGGCAAGGCCACAAACAAGGAACTGGCCAACTATCTGCAATGGGAAATCAACAGAATCACGGGGCGCACCAATAGCCTGTTTGAGCAGGGCATCATAAAGGCAGGGGAAAAAGTGGTGGACCCACAGACCAACCGCAAGGCCGTCAAGTGGGTTTTTACATCTTTACAATTGAAATTGTTATGAAAAAAGCAATCGAACTTAAACAGGGCGACCTGGTGTGGATGGCCGGGATGATAATGGGGTTCAACGGATTTGTAAATGAAACGATATGATCGAGGCCAGCGAGTTAAACATAGCCCAGATCATCGAGGCCAACAAGCTTCACATTCAAGGCCGCTCGGAGTTTATCTTTTCCAACGTCAGGCATCTTGAGGATCGCTACACGATCAGGATTAACAAGGTCAGCAAAAAGAGTAAATCCAGTACGATAAAAGAGTACGTTAACGGAAAAATAGTTTATAAGAAGCGTTGAATTGTGTAAGGTTTTGAGTATGTTTGTACTCACTTTAAGATACTAAAATTTATGCCTGTTGCAGAGGCGTTTACAACCAAAACTAAAGACCCTTGTGGGGAAGAGCTGCAACCTCGACTCCGCAAGGGTTTTCTATTGTATGGCGTATTTTAGTAACGGTTCAGAAGGTCACGTATTCGATGACCAATGCGGACGCTGCAAATTTGGAAAGTCACCTTGCCCGATTGCACTCATCCAAATATCTTACAATTACGATCAGTTGAAAGATACTACCGGAACAGCTCGAAAGATAATGGACACGCTTGTAAATGATAGCGGGGATTGTGCTGTCTACGAAATGGCTAAGACTGATTTTGCCATTGATCCTAACCAATTGGAGGACTTGTTTTAAGATGGCAAAAAGATTCACCGATACCGAGAAGTGGAAAGATGAATGGTGGGGATCATTGCCTAATGATTACCGAATGATTTGGCTATACTTAGTTGATAGTTGTTCAATTGCTGGAATATGGAAGAAAGATTTTCGCGGCTTAAACTTCAACTGCAACACAAATATTTCAGAAAAAGAATTTAAAGAGGTATTTGGATCGCGTCTAATTGACAAGGGTAATTTCTTTTTTATTCCAAAGTTTCTTCGTTTCCAATGCCCAAAAGGCCTAAATTCAAATAAGCCGGCAATCCTTTCAATTGTAAAAGAGATCGAACAAAACAATTTAACAGTAATGGTTCAGGAATCATTAGGTAATGATTTTTTAATCATTAAAGACAAAGGAAAGGGAACAGACAAAGGAAAGGGAGAAGGAAAGGACAAAGGAAAAGACACGCCAGAAGTTTACATTGAGGTTAACGGAGAGGTGATCACCGACCCAATGCGCATGCTGGAATATTACGAAATTCAATTGAATGGTATGCAGTCTGAATTTGATAATCTTGCATGGCGACCATTGGTTAGTGTATGGCTAAAACAGCATGTCGGAGAGGCTTTCAATGACGCTATGCACGTAAAGAACAGCTTTAAAAAGTTCTACATGTTTTATAAACCGGAAAAAGTACAAACCAAAAGAAAACTAGCATTTGATTTATGAAAGAGTTCTTTGAAAACTGCCTCCGAGATTTGGAGGCTTTAACAGGCAAGCGTCAGGTTTACTACTGGCAGACCGAAACTGACACCGACAGCACAGGGAAAGCGAAGGGAATGCGTAAATTTGAAGTGTGCGTCCAAGGCATGGTTATCCAATCTGGGAACTTTTCCTACATCCCAGAAGCCGACCAGAAGCGTATCATTACCCAAATGATGGTAAAAGATCAGGACTACGAGGCCTTGAATAGCTCGGTTATCTACAAGTGGCTATCGATGTACAAAGACAAGTACTTTATGGCAGCCAATGCACCAGAGCCTGACCCGATCAGGAAGCTAACACCTGAGGAAAGTGAACGCGTTGACAAACTTGCCAAAGAGTACCTAGCTCAATTGGCCGGAACATTTCATCCCAGTTTTAAAGGCATCGAAAAGGACATGGAGGCCATCGAACAAGAGGATAAAGCACGCATTGAAAAGCCTCAATCAACCTCAAAGAAGTCAGGCTACGTCCAGCCGAGCGCGGAATACGTGGCCATGAGCGAGGCAAAAAGGCTATGGGCATTGGAGAACACCGACCTGCTTACTGGCAAAAGGTTGCCCGATTCGCTTTCTTTTGAGGAATGGATTTTATTGTGAAACCATGGAAGACTCACCTAAATACAAAATCCGGCACCATGACGAAATCCTTGCCATCGAACTCACCGAAGCGGAAAAGGAAGAGGCACTCTACGAATGGAAGCTGCGCAAGTTCTTCAAAAACAGGGGCATACACGTAACGGGCGTGGGCCACATAAAGGCAAGCGACTATTGGGCTGCCGTGGACAAGGTGCGCGAAACAAGGCAACTCAACGAAACAATCAAACTTAAAGAATAAACACATGGTACCGTTCCTAGTACTTTTGGCCTTCGAACTGTTCCGCAACTGGTTTGCGATCGTAAAGATGAAACAAACGCCCAACCACCCACGCGGATGGGCATTGCGCGCGCTTGTGGTAATATTTATCGCTTTCTTTAAGTTTGACCTAGAGCTTTCAACCGTGGTCATTTTTGGCAGAGAGTTAGTGTTGCCTGTAACCACGGTTGTTTATTGCATCGGATGCGGCCTCGCGTTCTGGTTCCCGTTCGATGTGCTACTAAATGTTTCACGTGGAAAGGTTTGGAACTACACCGGAAAGGATGCGTTACTCGATCGGCTAAGTTCTGACGCTTGGTGGGCTGTAAAGTTCGTTTTGATGTTAGTAGGGATTTGGCTAATTTTGGGGGTGTAATTTGTTTAAACAAAAGAAATCAAAATGCCAAGTGGAGGCGCAAATAGAGGGCAAGGTAGAAAGCCAGTAGCCGAAGAACTTAACACCCGAATACTAAGTCAAACGGCTATTATAGCAAAATACGGCTCATTGGAAGCTGGACTGCAAAAGCTTTTAGAATCAGACCGCGACCCGTTGGTGAAGTTTGTCTTTGAACACGCGCTGGGCAAGCCAGTAGATAAACTTGAGGCCAAAGTTGACGGTGAGGTTATCCACATCCGGTTTAGGGATGCCGAATGACGGAGGTAATAATTGACATAGAAAGGCCAAACCTAACGGGCTACCAAAAGGATATTCTTTATTGCAATGAGCGGTTTACGGTAACGGAAGCCTCCACAAAGGTAGGTAAGACATTCAGTCACCTATATTGGATATTTGAACAGGCAAACGATACGGAGTTGATAAACAAGAACTATTGGTGGGTTGCTCCAGTTTACTCACAGGCCAAGATTGCCTTTACTCGAATGAGGCGAACCATTGCCAGTTATCGGCAATACTACCGAATTAATGAATCTGGTCTTTTTATTCAATGTCCCAACGGAAATACTATCTGGTTTAAGTCAGCAGAAAAACCCGATAACCTTTACGGTGAGGACGTGGTGGCAGCAGTATTTGACGAGTTCACCAGGGCAAGGGAGGAAGCTTGGACGGCTTTACGATCGACATTAACCGCAACACGTGGAAAGTGTAAGTTTATCGGGAACGTTAGGGGTAAGAACAATTGGGGCTATCGGTTAGGCGTTCGGGCTAGGTCGGCTACAAAGGATTACAAATACTTTAAACTGACAGCATGGGACGCGGTTGACGCTGGCATATTGGAACGCGAAGAGGTTGAACAGGCAAAGATCGATCTACCAGATAAAGCATTTAGGCAGTTGTATCTTGGGGAAGCCTTAGACGATAACGCTAACCCGTTTGGCGAAGAGTTTATAAAAAAGTCCATCCGTAAGCTATCAACCCAACCTACCGTAGCTTTTGGCGTTGATCTTGCAAAGTCCCACGATTGGACGGTAATAGTTGGACTAGATCAACACGGCCTAATAAGCCACTTCGACCGCTGGCAGTCAGATTGGGGGCAAACCACTAACCGAGTCATTCAAACCATTGGCCGCGTTCCGGCTTACATCGACAGCACCGGAGTAGGTAATCCGATTGTAGAAAACATTACCCGGGCGTGTAGCGAGGCCGAGGGGTTTACCTTCACGTCAAAGTCTAAACAGGAAATAATGGAAGGGCTTGCAAGTTCGATCCAAAAAGGTGACCTTTACACCATCGAAGAAATGCGCGATGAGTTGGAGTCTTTTGAGTTTGTCTACTCAAGTACGGGGGTAAAGTATAGCGCGCCAGAGGGGATGCACGATGACATTGTTTGCGCGCTGGCATTGGCCAACGCCATGAGATCGAAACCTAAAATAAAACTTAGAGTCCTATGAGCCAGTACGGAAACTACACAAAGGATTTAACCAACCCCAACTATATGAAAAAACTCCTAACAGTAATCGCCACCATCTTGCTGCTCCCTTTTATGCTTTCTGGCTTTCTGATTGCCATTCCGGTAACCGCGTTTGTGAAAGGGTTTGAACTTTGTAAGTCAATGATCGATAGCGGTAGGATATGAGCATAGAAATCACCTTACTATCAATCGCGTCTTACTTTTTTATAGGCGGTGCATTGAACGGTTTTTTGAGAGAGCATGAATACGAGGATGGAGTTCACGTTGTTTTACTTTGGCCTATTGTAATTTGCACTTGGATTGGTAATGAGTTTGGAAAACTAATTGGCAAATTTACTAAATGATTATCCTCGTCACCAACGACAAAGCAAAGGTTAAATGCCCGGCTGGCTGGCACGAAGTCACGACCGACACAGCCCAGAAGATAGCCCAATGGACGGGCGACAAGATAGAACTGTTCAACATCCTAACTGGGACGAATTACGCCAAAGTAAAGGCCGACACGTCACTTGGATCGGCTTTCTTCGATGCGATAAACTTTGCTTACTTTCCGTCCGTTGTGGCTAATGCACCGCTTCCAAAGGTATTACAGATCGACCGAGGACACATTATCGAAATACCTAAAAAGATAGGAGGGCTTTCAATTGGTCAGTCTATCGCGGTACGTGAACGGCTTGAGCAAGTGGAGGCGCGAATAGCCAAGTCAATCGAAACCAGTCCGAACAAGTTTTGTTTCACGGCAAACTTTATGTATGACGAGGCCATTAGTTTTGCCGTTGCCGTTTACCTTCAACCATTTTACGACAAGGCCGAGTTCGATCTTGACAGGGCTAAGAACCTAGAACAGTTTATTTTGCAGATGCCGATAACAGAAATATACCCAGTTGGTTTTTTTTTGTTAACGCAACAATTGAAACCTGGCAACGGATTCATCAGAGCCTTTCAACTGAAAGTGTGGGCTTTGAAGGAGAGATTCGCAGGCAAGCGAGCGAAGGCGCGGAGGTTGAAAAGCTAGACCCTGTAAAGGATTTACTTGTTATAAAAAGATTGGCGAAAATGTTTAACTTAGACCCAGATGTAATTTACTTGAAGTCAGCGGATTGGTGCTTTGCGTGGTTGGTTACGGATAAGTTAGAACGGGAATATCAGGAAAGGTTTAATGAGGAGTATAAAAGACTTAAAGAGAATATAAAATAACCCCCAACTATATGAATGAATTACCCGCTTTCTATTGGATTTTAGTCGGAGTCCTTTTTTCGGCTTTAGGTTTTATTATCTACAAGGTTTCATTTTGGTGCGCAAAGTTAAAGCCTAAAAACATTTATGGGAAAGGAGGTATTTGCGTTGAAAGAGATATTTTAGATGCAAAAAGGCGCATTTTTTTTCTTGAAAACAAAGATAAAAATTGGTGTCATTCATCAAGTTATGGCGCTGCTGCAATAAAATTACATTATGACCCAGTTCATAAAACCACATCTATCGTATTCCAGTCTGAATACTGCGAACAGTTTAGTGCTTTACTATTGAAAGAACAGGCTGAAAGATTGATAGACGATCTTAAAAGAGTTTCAAAAGAACCATTAACACCAACAAAATGAAACAGCTAACTAAGGAACAGCACTTTGAGGTATTTACATGGCTAGTAAAAACGGCTGGTTGTACGCTTGCCAAACAATTTGAGCAAGACTTTCCTCCCTCCTGCTGCGACTCATGCGCGGACGGGGAGCATTGCAAGAGTGAGCCAATAACAATATCTCAAGAAGATTACCAAACAACGGTAAAAAAGGTAAATGGGATTATAAAAGATAGTAGAATATGAAGGTATCAGACCAAGCCAAAACCATAGCCGAGTCGATCGGCTGCATGTTCTTCGAGGGGACGTTGCAAGAATTGAACATAGACATCGAGCGCGGAAACATTGAAAAGGACGCGTGGGTGTTCGGACTTATTACGCCTGACCGCGTGACGGATGAATTGGAAATAGACAATCCAAGTATTTATACTACCTACCCTTTTTCGGGCTTTGTTGCAAAACAATCCAACGAGGCCACAATAGACCATAGGACAAAGGATATGCGGGCTACATACGATGCAGCCTTAAAATTGGCACGGTCATTCGTTCACCAGTTTTCGTCACTTGATGACGTTGACCAGCCTACAAAAATAACATATCCGATAATCGACAGCCATCAATTAAACCAGCAGTTCGGTCTAGACCTACACTTGTTCGGGGTAGGCATTCAATGCGAGTTTGTTATTTCCGAGGGCTTAACGGGGTGCGAGTTGTGAAGCTACCTTGGTACATGAAGCAAACAAAGCGCGATGAGATTACGTTTCATTGGCTTTGGGTTATGTGGCATAAAATTATTTTTCTATTCAGATGACCACCCAAGAAGCCTTAGACATATTTTTCAAGTCTGTAATCGGCCAGATCAGAACCGATCAAGGCGCGAAGGGAATAACCGCAAGCGGTCGCAGTTCGGACTCTTTGGCGTATGTAACGGATGCAACGGGCGGTCAGATGACGGGATCGAATTACTTTTACTGGCAGATAGTTGGACGGAAGCCAGGGAAGGGGACACCTTTTGACCCTGGCTCAACAAAGTACGGGGTAAAAACACGCGGTAAAAACAAAGGGCAAGGCAGGGGTGACTTTCCAAATCTTAGCGAATGGATGGAAAACAAACCAAGTGCGCAAAGTAAATTTGATTGGACATCTAAAAGTGAATCTGGAAAGATAGGGTTGTTATACATTATAAATAGAAAAATTAAGTCTGAAGGTACCGACATCTTTGTAGGTAAGCGTTCTGGTTTGTCATTCAACCAGATTGTAGATAAAAATATCTCGATTCTTTTGGGTAATATTGCACAATTAAAAGTAAAAGAGTTTACCACATTCTTAAAAGCTGAATTGCAGAAATGAGTCTAACGGTAACCCAGCGGCCTAGCACAACGATAAGCGGAAATACGTCAAAGTGGAACGCTGCAAAGAATCCTATCGTCTACAAAATGACGCGAAAGGATTACAACATTACAGCCGTTGCAAATAGCGGAGGGGCTTTACAGATCACGGTTAACACTAATTTAACCACATTAACAACGGCTCAAGGCGGCCCGGTGGTGATCGGTTCAAAGTTATGGGTTGTTACTGACAACGGAGTTTACAACGCTCTTTACACGGTTGTAACGGTTACCAACGCGGCAAACAGCGTGGTCACATTCGGTGCAAGTACATACACATCAGCCGCGACTACAGGTTATGTTAATTTGATGCAGCGCACAAACTACCGTGTTAGTGTTGGTATTTATAACGCTGCAAATACGCTGCTTCAAACCTTAGCTTATTCACCTGATAAGTCAGGAAACATTATAGTGGATGTGGCTACTCCATTACTCAATACACTTTCAGTTGATAATGTAGCAGACTATGTGGCTGGCTTTATCACCAATGACGAGACAACGGCATACGTCAAGTTTTACATCCGGTACTCGGAGCTTTGGACATCATCGGCAGAATCAGAAACAAACGACACAGCCAATCAATTCTTTGCCATCTACGGAGCGCGTCAGATAGGCGAGCTATATGGAGGCAACATGGCCGAATACGTTAACTACGAAAACGGAACGCCTCCAGCGAAATTCTTAACGAAGTTTAGCCGTCCTTCGATTTGGCGTGGCTATCCTTTCTCAATATCAACATTAACAAGCGACAACGTAAGCACCAATTCAAGCTTTACCGTAGGATATTTTGATTTAAACCTTACGTTTATATCTTCTGCTTTTGTTACAAAGGTGGCCAATGCTGGTAAACTGTTAAGGTTTAGTCCAGAAGATCAGTTAGCTATACCAAGCAATGCAAGTATTTTACGAGTAGCATACGAGGGATCAGCTACGTTATCGGAGCTTTTGTTTTGCGACATCAAAGACCCATGCAGCAATCCTGTTTTCCTTTGGTGGAGAAACTCATTGGGCGGTGACGCGTTTTGGATGTTTGATTTCAATCAAAATTATTCGTACCGCTACGACAATGGACGCAAAGCAGAACGCTTTGTTTTGTTTGCATCCAATTTAACAGATAACGAGTTTGACGCTATCAGTGAACTAAACACTTTGGGCGAGGTTTACGATGTTGCATTTACAGAGTTAACTACATCGGTCAATAAGTCGCAGGCGCGCATCGGTGCGCAGGTTTACATGATGGATGCAACCGGAAAGAAGACAGGCGTTATCGTTATCCCCACGGAGGTAAGCACCAAGACAAAGTTTAGCAGAAACAAAATACAGATCACGATTGAACTACCTGAAATCTATTGATTGATGTTACTAGCCTTTATGATTTTCTTTTCATCGGTTACCGAATATGACAACATTTGCGAGGGGCTTTCAAAAGAGTTTGCTAGTAATTCAGTTGAGTTTTTTGGTTACATCACAGAAGATAATAGACTGATTGTTTCAAACAAAGGTACTTTTTCAAAGGTTGAATCAAAGGCTTTGCAGTTTTTTAATGGGAAATGGTACGCAAGAGTAAGTGTTTCAAAAACATATCAGGGGCAAATCAATAATCGTTTTGGTTCTTTTGTTCCTGTAAAAGCAACCATTCATAGCCACAACCCACAATGCGAAATGCCTGTTACTGGTTTAGATGAGATGAGCGAAGAGGACTTACTTTTTGCTAAAAAATACAATTCCATTAAGCATTACATTTATGGGTGTGGTGGCATAGCCGAGTTTAACAGTGAAGGGTTTGTAAAAGTTGAAGTTTCAAAATTTACAATTTGTCATAAATGGATGTAGTTTACATAGACAGCCAGATAATCGACATCGACCCTAACACAAAGATTGCATGGACAATCCAAAGGGTTGATATTGGTGACCTGTCTAAAAACTTCATTTCATTTTCAAACACGATAAAAGCGATCGACACCGAACGCAACAACCGTACTTTTCAAAACGCCAAACTTGTCAATTCAGACGGAACTTTTCAATACCGCTTCCAAGATTGTAAAGTAGTCCAAAATGGCATAGAAACTATTTTTGGAAAAGCTCAGATCACTGGCTTTGATGGTAGTTACTATACAATTGTAATCTACGATTCCTTTGTCTCGTTGCTTTCTTTCATTGAAGGTAAAAAACTTTATGATATTGATATATGGGGGACGGACGCTTGGACTGCTTCCGGTATAGATACTGCACGATTAAAAACGACTGGAGTAGTTAACGCATTTTGTAATTTCGGAAGGACTTTAGCTTATGAGCAAAACTATTACTTGCCATTTTTTTACTACAGTACTGCAATAACAGAAATATTAAAGTCAACTGGGTTAAATCCACAAGGTTCTGTTTTATCTTCGACTGATTTTAAAGATTTGGTTTTTTCACCGTTTGATAAGTTTTTGTATCCTGAATCGGGTTTGAATAGCATAAAAAGAACAGCAACCTCTTCAAGTCAATCATTAACACTATCAATCAACCAAGCCTTTTTATCAATTGTTTTTGACCAGATTGATTACGGGACAATACCTTTTGTTGACACATTTGTTTCTGACGTATCGGTTAACATTCGATACAATACCCTTAATTTTTCCATAGACCCTTTTTCTACTTCAACAGGAGACATTAGAATTTTTGGTTCAATACAAGGTCAAATAGCTGTTTCTGCACCAATTACCCTCAACTACACAAATAGCGATCAAGTTTATAGTTTTACAAACGTTGAGTTCGTATCAGGGGAAACAATTGAGATAAGGTTTTATTTTAATAAAGATGCGCTTTACCCGGCTGATTTTGTTTCTGTAGATATTGGAAATACTGGTAACGGAACATCATTTTCTATTGTCGAAAACGCTACCGTTGCTCGTTCAAAACCATATTGGAAAAAACTCCTAAACAAAGAAATTGATTTAATAAATGTGTTAAAGGATTTTTTTGTCAGATTTGGTATCATCTACAAGGTGGATGGGAATAACTTGATTTTAAAGACGCTCGAAGAAATTAGCACCGACACCGCAAACGCGGTAGATTGGACCTTCAAGCGTGTCAACCGTAACAAATCAAAGTTGGATTTTAAAACCAATTACGCGCAGTCAAACAACTTTTTGTTTAATACAGATATTGATTTGCCAGAACTTGGAATTGGTGTTTTAACTGTTTTAAACTCTACATTACAATCTGTTAAGACATTCTTTACTTCTGTTTTCAAAAACGCTAATACGTGGTCTGGCTCAATAAAATCTATCACTCTTCCTGTTTATGATTCAACATCAACGGGAATTTCAGACATAAAAAATGCTACTCCTTTTGTCCTTGCTACACTTCGTAATAGAACAACAGAAAGCTCAATAACTTTTGATTCAATTGCAAGGACAGATTACAAGATTGCATATTTCGCAGACCCCACGCGACCAAAGGACACTTCGTTCAGGTATTTTTTATCAAAATACTACCCAACGCTTTCTTTGGCATTGCAAAAAAACAAGATTTGCAAATACGAATACAACCTAAACGAAACGGATATTGCAAATTACGATCCGCATAAAATGATATTTGACAATGGAAGTTATTATTTGATAAACAAAATCAAAAACTTTCGCAGTGGAAAGATTACGGAAGTAGAATTATTCAAGATACAGTAAACGATTAGAGGCGATGGCAAAAGAGGAGATACTAATTGATTTGAAAATTGACCAAGCACAAAGTGCAAGAAACTTAGACGAGGTTGCAAAGTCAACGCGTGAACTTGAAAAAGCAAAAAGGCAACTTGACTTTAGAACTGAAGAAGGAAGGAAAGCCATCTTACTGGCAAACGAACAGCTAAATAAAAATAATGCCATTATAAAAGAAAACGCTTCGGCTCTAAATAAGCAGCGAATGAATGTCGGTAACTATACCGATTCAATCCTTCAAGCAGTTCCGGGGCTTGGTAAGTTTTCCGGAGGCATCAACGGTTTAAACATGGCGTTTAAGGCTAACCCGATCGGCTTAGTAATTACTGCTTTGGTTGCTTTAAAGGGTATCTTTTCGCAAAATGCGGTAGTAGCCGACAAGTTATCTTTTATTTTTGAAGGTTTTAATAAAGGTCTTCAAAGTATAATTGATTCAATAGTTACAACTGTCAGCTCATTGGATAATTTAAAGGCAGCATTTCTAAATCCAATTGACACTATCACTTCATTTTTTTCCAAAACAAAACAGGCGGCAGTTGCAGGATATGAAGCAGCGGAGGCAGCAGACGCATTTGGAGCAGCACAGGCAAGGGCGGCTCAACAAATAAAGATTGCAGACATTCAGATAACGTCACTTGAAAAAAGCCTAAAGGATAGGACTAAAAACGAACAGGAACGGATTGCAATAGCTAACCAGATTGCTGACATGGAAATAGCCAATTCAGAAAGGCGGGCTAAAATTGCATCCGATGAATTGGCTAACGAGCAATTAAGATTAAAAGGTAAGACGCTATCAGGCGAAGAGGAAACAAGATTAGTAGAATTAGAAACAGTTGTTTTTGAGGCAAACGAAGAAAAGAAAATTGCAGCAGCAACAAGATCAACCAGAATAAATATTTTGCTGGCCAAAGAGGAAGCTAGTTTAAAATCAGATAATGCCATAACAGCGCGTGAACGAGAACAAGCGGAATCCGATTTTAGGGTTCAACTTTTGCGCGAAGAAAACGAACAGAAAAAACAGGTTTTACAAGAATTACAAGATTGGATCAATGCCAATAATGAAGCGGCAGAGGTTGCAGAAATTAGGAGAAGGGATGCTGAGTTTGAAAGGACTGTCCAAGAGATGCAACAAAACCAAGAGTGGCAACAAGAAAAAACGGAAGCTGATGAAATTATAAACGAACAGTGGATCAATGGGATTTTAAACAGAAAAAAACAAGAAGAACAATTCGCGAAAGAAACAGCCGAACGCGAAAAGGCACTTTATCAAAATAGGTTTCAAATCGCTTCTGGTTTTTTTGCAAGCATTACTCAATTGCTTGGAAAAAACACAGCAGAGGGAAAAGCAGCAGCGGTGTTAAGCATAGCCAGTTCAACTGCCGAAGGTATTGCCAAAGCTACTGCCGCAGGTGCAGGTTTGATTTTTCCTAAAAATATTGTTGCGATATTGTCAGGAATAACAGCCGTTTTATCTGGAGCTGCACAAGCTAAATCCGTTCTAGGTTTTGAAAGAGGCGGCTTACTAAAATTCAATAACGGAGGCGTACTCAATGGTCCTAGTCACGCTAACGGAGGTATTCCTTTTTCGGTCGGTGGCAGACTAGGCTTTGAGGCCGAGGGAGGCGAAACGATAATCAATAAGAAATCAAGCGCAATGTTTCGGCCTATGCTATCAGCTATCAACGTGGCTGGGGGTGGGGTACAATTTGCGGAAGGTGGTGTTTTGGGCTTCCCATCTTCAGCAATAGACAGCTTTGCAAACCCGGGCTTTGACATTTCACGGCTTGAGTCATTTATAGCCAATCTAAAAGTACAAGTAGCGGTTGAGGATATAAACGATGGCCAAAAGAACTACGCAGAAATAACCGACAGGGCGCAATTTTAAAGCATGGAGATAAAAATAATTGATGGAAAGGAATTTGTAGACCTTTCAACCGTTCGAAGTGTTTTAGATTCTCGCGGCTTTATTGAGATGTTTGAAAGTAACCTATCGAGGTGTAAGACGTTCGTAATGGCTTATGAAGAGGTCGAGGTAATTCACGAAAAAATAACAGGGCGAAGAAGATACAGCGGTTACGATAGTTTTTCCCATGTAAAGTATAGGCTAAAATAAAAAGAGGGCATAGCTAAGTGTCCTCTCTTTGGCAATTTTGTTTTCTCGAACGAGTTGCTATACTCCCCGCAAGTCAGTTAAAGGCGACTTGGTTTACCTTTAAATCTTAGTGCAAATATACACAATTTGAACAAAGTTCAATAGTTCACAGCCCCAACGGTGCGAATTTTACGCGCATGGGAGACATATTCATTGTCGGTCAGATAGGGTCAGGGCAAGATGAGCAAACAGGCGCATTCATTAAAGGCGTTGAGCTTGTCGATGTTATTGCCCAATTCAGAGCCATCCCAGAATCAAAAAAAGATATTGAGGTAGTTATTGATTCACCGGGTGGATATGTAGACACGGGAGACTCAATCTATAATTATCTCGAATCAAAGAAAGCAGAAGGTTACAATATTACAACCGTCCAACGCGGTATAGTTGGATCGATTGCCACAAAGATATTTTTAGCAGGTGACCAAAGGATAGTAAACGATTCTCAAGAGTTCTTTATACACAATCCTTTAGTGCAAAATGTGTCAGGTGACGCCAACGTAATGCAGTCAATCGCTAATCAATTAGAGCAATCCAAGAAGCGTTTAATGCAATTCTACATTGACAAAACGGGAAATAATCAGGCGGCTATTGAGCCATTAATGAATGAAGAAACAAGCCTTTCGGCAGATCAGGCGGTGGCGTTAGGTTTTGCCACAAAAAAAGTATCTACCCAAAAAGAGTACGCAACAATTAAAAAAAATATGGACTTCAAAAAAATGTTTGAGGATTTCAAATCTGAAATCAAAGCAATGTTACCAATGCAGCCAGAGCAAAAGCCTAAGGCAATGGAATTAAAACTTGCGGACGGTTCAATTGTAACGAGTGACGCGGCTGACGCTTCTGCTCTTGTAGGTAGCGCAACAAATGCACCTGATGGAACTCACCCTCTTGCAAACGGTTCGTCAATCGTAGTTGCAGGCGGTAAGATTACCGAGGTGAAGCCAGCGGCAGAAATAGAAGACAAATATGTAACCGTAGCGCAATTCCAAGAATTTGCTGCGATGGTGAAAGACTCTTTGAGCGCGGTGGTAAAACCTGTGAACGAGTTGAAAGCAAACTTTGACAGCGAATTGGTGAACATAAAAAACCAAATCAAAGGAAAACACACGCCACCCACACAGCGCGTAAACGAGGGGGGATTAAGTCCAGCAGAGCAGTATTTAAAAAGAAAATAAAAACGAAAAAACAAAATGCCAAATCCATCAATAACCAGCAACTACGCAGGTATAACCACCGGAGAAGCCCTCCAGCTGCTTGTACTTGGTAACGAAGCGTTTGAAAAAAACAGCTTCATGTTTCACGAAGACATTGACGATAAAGGTCTTGAATTGACTCGTATGGTTGTAGGTGCAAACCTAATCCAACCTTACGCGGCACAACCTTCAAACCCTAGTGAAGCGATGACCTTTAGTCCTCGCAGACTTGACCCTGTCGAGGTAATGCTTTACGACCATTTCAACCCTAAGGAGTTCCGTTCTTATTGGAAGGAGTTTCAAAAAGAGGGATCATTGGCGGACAAAGACATTGCGCCAGAAATCAAAAATGCAATCGTAGCAAACTACGCAAAGCGTGTGAACAACCAGCTAGGTCAATTGATCTGGTCAGGTGACACCACTACTACCGGGGCGTTGCGATTCATCAACGGTATTATCACAAAGGCCACAGCCGATGCGAACGTTCCAAAGGTTAGCCCAGCTGGTAACATCGATGCGACTAACGTTATCGCTCGTTTGACGGCCACACACGCTCTTATTTCGGATGCGTTGTTTGCAGATGCAGATGGAACATTGCACATGAGTACACGCGATTTTCGCTTCTATCAAGATGCGTTGATTGCAATAAGCGCAAAGGGGCCTACTCCTGATTCATTGAATGCACCTGTGACTACCTTCAAAGGTATGCCAATTAAGCATTACAGCACTTTCCCTACAAACCGGATTTTGTTTGCAAAGGCTTCTAACGGAGCTACTTCAAACTTGGTAGCGGGAATGAATAAGAACTCGGACGTTGACGATATTAAGATCGAGCGTTGGAGACCAGAAGGCGACACGTATTTCATCAAAGCTAATTTCAGCTTGGATGTAAACTACGGTTTTGGTGAAGAATTAGTATTGTATAACCCTTCTTAATTTAAGAATATGCCAGTAACAACAAGATTCTCAAATCAAAATGATCCTAACGTCCTCGGCAACGAGGGCATTAGCTCAAACGGTGCAGCCATTGCATACGCGGCAACTTTAGAAATGCCAAGACCTCCTAAGAGAGCGTTAAAACATTTTGTTCAAATTGCGCAACTTACAGGAGCGTTAACACTCAATGCAACAAACATTGTAACGCGTGGCGATTACGAAGACGGTGACGAAGTAAATATTTGCGTAACGTGTGACGGTACTGCTAGGACTATCACATGGGGCACTTTGTTCCGCCCTGCGGTAGCCGCTACATGGGTAATCCCTATTAACGGAACCGGTTTGGCTAAGTGTTTATTCTTAGATGGCAAACTGCACGTCTATTCTCAAACCATGCTTGTAACGTTATAATATGGCCGATTGCGGGAACATACAAATTGGGGCGGTCTATGACTGCCTTAACCTACCACAGCCGGGCAACTCGCCCTACTTAGTATTGGTTAACAAAGACGATTTGAACGCTGGGTCTATTACTTACAACACCGCTGGGACGCTTATCACGAACTTAACGCTTGCCACAAACAAGCCCGCGTATTTGTTCGAAGGGTTTAAGGATTCTGTAAAGTCAAAGATTGACTTAGTTCAGACCGATACAGGCCCGATGTATAAGCACATGGTAGACTTAGTTGTTTACGATGTTAGCCCGGTGCAGCGTCAAAACTTAGAGCGGATGTGTCGCGGTTCTGTTTCTGCTTTTGTAGAAAAGAGAAAGAAGAACTCGGATTCATTTGAGCTTTACGGTGCAGATGCGGGATTGTATGTAGTACCCGGAACGCTTTATTCGTCTAACGAAAACGGTGGGGTATTCAAAGTAAGCCTTGCTTCTTTGGATGGTCAGGAAGAGTCTAAGATGCAGCAGACAATTCTAGCTACTGATTGGGCTACAACCAGAGCTTTAGTGCAAGGGTTAGCATTCCAGCCTACTATCACTTCGTTAAACGTTACAGCAATAGCAGCCGCAGGAGGTACAGCGGTAACCGTAACAGGTACGAACTTCTTCGGAGGTGCAGGCGTGAATCAGGTAATAAGCGTTGTGTGGGTAAATCAGAATACAGGTGCGAGGGTAACTCAAACGGGTTTGTCTGGTATCACTAACACGAACATTACAATCGCTTCATCAGTAGCGGTAACGGCTGGTAACAGTCATAAACTTGAGGTAACTACTACCAGAGGCGTTGCGTTGACGGTCGCACTAGTGACTTCGTAAGGAATTAGGGGTTTAGGTTTTCATAGAAGTTGGAAGAGGGGCGGGGTTTAAATATGAGCCTTGCCCCTTTTTTTTAAAAATTCAAATTAAAAAATATGGCACAAGTAAAATTGAAAGACGAAACAGAGCGGATAACCTTCAATGGTCGGTCGGCCGACATCACAAGAGAAAATCTCACATGGGAAAAATATGAGTGGGTGAAATTAAATCACCCGGCACTCGTTCCAAAATTTGTAGTAACTGAAGATGAACCAAAAACAAAAGCAAATGGCAAAGGAGAAAAAGAGTAACGATAACGAAGCGTTGGCAAAAACATTAAAGCCACGTTATTCAGTTGTTTCCGTTCCTAATGGTGAAGGATGGAAAAACATAACAAAGGAAGATTTCACCGATGTTGACGCATACGCGATCCTAGAATTCTGGGATACTATCGAAGGTTTCGACAAAGAAAAAGCTATCAAATCAATATTTGAGTGATTATTCCCGGACGTGAGGTATTAGTTAAGCGGTTGCCTATAAGGACTCGCAATGTTGATCGAGTACAATCTTTCGACACGGATAACCTATACCCTCAAAGGTCTCAAGAAACGTGGTATAGGAGCTACACGCTTTCGGGCATCATTCCTAAAAAAGCCGGGTTTCTGAATGGTGAGGGCTTCGAGCAAGTAGAGCTTAATGATTTAGTAGTTCACGGTGAAGGTCTTGAGGCCGTTACCATGCGCGAGCTTTTAGATAACACGGCCTATGCAAAAGCATGGGCTAAAGGTTTTGCGTGGCATATCAACTACAATCTGAATTACACCATTGCATCGATCAAGCCAATCCCTTTTGAGTATTGCAGATTAGGTATTGCAGACCATGACGGCAACGTTGAAAAGATAGCTTATTGCACCAATTGGGAGCGTGACTACGGCAAGGAAGAAAAGCAAAGGGAAATTATCTTTTACGATAAGTTTGACCCAGATCCTGAACATCTAGCTGAAGAGTTTGCCGAGTATGGGGTAGAAGGCTACAAAGGCCAGATCATGTACTGGACACCAGAGAAAAATAAATACCCTCTTTGTTCTTTTGATTCTGTTTTCGAGTTAGCACAAAACCAATACGAGATAATGCTATACTCGCTTAACCAGTCGGCTAACGGTTTTAGCGCGGGACATATCTTTGTTTTCCCAGGTTCGTTTCAAAACGACCAGGAGCGGGAAGCATACAAGAAAAGGTTATTATCTCACAAAGGAGGTCTAGGTGCTGGTTCAATAATGATAATCGAAGCAGGAACTAAGGACATCAAAGTAGGTGACCTGCTTGCAAAAACTGATTTGCAAAACAACGATACCATGTTCCAAAACACATTGAACTGGATCGAAAAAAGCATACTTCAAAACTACGGGATGCCTTATGAGATCGTAGGCAGGCAGACCGAGGGCGCTATGTTCAGCCGTCAACAAATCGAAGACGCTTACACGTACTACAACTCGGTAACCCGTGACGAAAGGGTAGAGTTAAGCCGAGTGTTTAAAAAGGTTTTCCAGTTTTGGAATAAGCCTATAAATTCAGACTTTACCATTAAGCCACAGGTTTATGACGTTGCGGGGGCAGCTTTACCAGCTCAAGGAGCGCAACAAGCCCAGCCAAACCAACCTACCGAAGTTAAAGCAGTTGACGAAGCCCAGCAAGCCATTGACACGGTAATACGTGGACTGTCTCGAAGAGATGCTTCAAAAGTATTCGCTTACGTGAACGACTTTAAGAATGGGCGAATGAATTTAGAACAGGCCAAAACATTTTTAATGCCATTCCTCGGAACGGATGAAAACGTAATGAAATTCTTACAAGACCCAGAAGGGGACGGAGCCGATGCCTAATATAATCACGATACAGGATATAAAAGAGGTCAGGCCATTTGCGCAACTAGACCCGCAAAGGGTTGACCCGTATATTGCCGAGGCGCAGGAGAATGATTTGCGCCCGGCTCTTGGTGACGCTTTGTTTTATGACTTCATCACAAATATTGAGACTACAAAGTATCGCGAGTTACTAAACGGGAAGACTTACACCAAAGACGGTTATTCAATATTCTTTCCAGGTGTTAAACCTATGCTTTGTTATTTCTCATTGGCAAGGATTACACAAAACAACGCGATCAATTTGACCTCCTACGGTGCGGTTCAAAAGCGTGTCGAAGGGTCGGAGCCGATCGATCAAAGAATACTAGGCGCATTGGTTACGGAATTACGGGACGTGGCGAATAGCTACCAAACGAGGGTAGTTACTTTTTTGAGAGATAACCAAACTACATATCCTTTGTTCGATGTTTCAAACGGAAAAGATGAGGCAGAATTTGGCTTAAACTTTTTTAGTGCATAATGGAAAAGGCATTTATCAGAGGGTCAAGCCTCACAATAGAAGCAACGATTTACACTGACCATACCAAGACGGTAGCGGCTGACATTACAGGGGCTACAATATTTTGCATCGTAAAAAAGCGACCTGAAGATTTAGACAGCGAGGCATTATTCAGCAAATCGGTAGGTTCTGGAATTACAATAGTCACACCATTGGCCGGGCGTTGTAATATTGCTTTTACAGCAACCGATACAAATCTTACATTAAAGCAAGTTTATTACGAAACGGTTGCTAAACTTGCGGACGGTGTGACTGTAATCAGGAACGGGATAAACGAGGTAAGAATTTACGGTAACGTTAGAAAAGCATTGCCATGACGAACAAGATCGTTTACGGAGTAATAGACGATTCATTTTCAACAGGCAAAATTTCAGACTCTTTCAGGTCAGGAATTATAGATGAAGTCTTTAAATTTGTTACTGCATCAGGGGCGGTTCTTACTGGAATATTAACCGAGGACGGGTTTAACATTATCACAGAGGACGGTCAAGTAATAATACCAGAATGAAAAAACTAATTATACTTTTCTTTTCGATTTTAAGTTTGTCGGCTTTAGGTCAGGTAAAGATTTCGGATATGCCTGCCGCAACATCTTTGACTGGTACTGAATTAGTGCCAATCGTTCAAAGTGGGGTAAATAAAAAAGCTACTCCTTTACTTTGGCAAACATACCTATCGCCTATTTTTCAGGCTATGTTAGTATCTGGCACAAACATTAAAACAGTAAATGGGAATTCATTACTTGGTAGTGGAAATCTTGCCATCTCTGAATTTACATCTGCATCTCTTCCATTTAACGACAACGTATCATTGCTGCAAAACCAAGCAGACAACACTAAGCAGGCGCGTTTTGATTTGGCTGGCATTAGTACAGGTACCACAAGAACTTACACAATGCCTGATTTTAGCGGTAACGTTTTTGTTATGGGTGGCATAAACAGTTATTCAGCATCAGCGACAACCATATCAGGTTCGGGTATCTGGAATTTTCAAAATTCAAACACAACAGGTACACTTAGAACCATTAACATCAACCCGACAGTTACTCAAACCAGCATTAATCCAGGAAGGCCTTTTTCGGTTTCACCTAACTACACGATTTCGGGAACACAAACAAATTCAACAGTCAATCTTTTGGGCTCATTTACGTCAACACTAGCCTCAAGTGTTCATCGATCTTTAGAAATCACTGAAACTTTCAATGATGGTGGTTTTAATGATACGTGGACAGGGATTCATTACAATCCGTCTACAACAGGATTGACAGGTGGTTCAACACACTACGCAGCTGTGTTTGGCTCTGGCCGAGTAGGTATAGGCACTCTGACGCCTACCGAGGTTTTAGACGTGACTGGAAACGTAAAATTTTCGGGCGCACTGATGCCCAACAATACGGCAGGCACCAGTGGCCAAGTGCTTACCTCGCAGGGCAGCAGCAGCGCACCAATATGGAGTGCTGTATCTTTGACGAGCGGTGTGACTGGTACTTTACCAATTGCCAACGGTGGCACAAACAAAAGTTCTTTGGGTTCACCATTACAAGTATTGAGGGTAAACGCTGGTGGTACTGATACTGAGTGGGCAACAATAAGCGGTGGTGGCGGCACATACTACGCGCCCAACGTACTTAGCCCCAACGCCACTGATGCAAACTTCACAGCAGCAGTAAACTCAATACGCCATTTGCCAGATGGTGTATTGACAGCAAACCGCACCATCACAATCCCAACGGGCGCGGATGGAGATGTGATAAAATTGCTGAACAATGAAGACACCTTTATCTGGTTCTTGAGTGGCGCTCCCGTGTACTTGGCTGATCGGACAACGGTAGTAACGCAGTTGTTGTACAACGTGCCCACTATCATTCAAAAAATAAACGGACTTTGGATAATCGAAAACTAAACCACATGAAAAAAATACTTTTCTTTCTTTTAATCTCAACGGCTGCATTTGGTCAAGCGGGGCCACCTTATAACGGTTCTTCGAGATCAATTAATACAACTCCGCAAGGCAATGAACTCGGAACGCTTGTTCGCCAAATACCTCAAGACATTGATCGTATCGGCTTCACAAAGGCACTTTCAAATTCAGTAGATTCAGACTGGGGTACTATTGTTTCTGGAATTGGATCAGGAATGGACGTTGACCAGACAGGCGGTAACTTAGTTATTACAACTGGCACTACAGCGCGAAGCGAAACGATTATCCGTTCAACAGAATCATGGATAGGTGGTCTTAGATTAAGAGCTAGGTCAATATTATCAAATAGGATTATCAATACTAACTTCTTTGTTGAATTGGTTGATGTGATTGGTGACGGGCTTGCCTATACCATAAGTTCAGCCACAGCAATGACCGTAACATTTCCAAGCGGTCACGGATTTACTTCTGAAAACGTAGGACAATCAATGTATGTAGGATTGTTTTCAGGAACGGGAACATTTCTATCAGGTCGTTATCCAATAGCCTCGGTAAGTGGTGACAATATTACATTTACTGTTTCAGGCTTTGCGGCAGGTACGGGTACTTGTTCGGCTTTTGGTTGGAACTACTACCAATTACACTATACGGGTACGACAGCAACAAGCGCAAACTTTGACACGCAAAGAAACGGATATGCAACTGGAGCAACCAATGCCACAATTAACACAACAGCATCTCCTGGACACCTAGCTATCATTACTGGTAACGATTTGCTTTCAACGTTTTCAGATCAATTGGTAGCTACTTCTACTGGAGCAAGCGTTACATACCGGGCAGATCGAAAAGAAAATATACCGGACGATAAAAATCTAAGGTTGCAAATCAGGATCGCTAACGGATCGACAGCCCCGGCAAGTTCAATAACATGGACGATAGGTTTTATAGGCATTGCTCATTATGCCAATACAGACGTAAGTATTCAAGACGTAAGGCCAATGAATCCAGGCAGTCCTTTAGCTGTGGAGATTATGAGGCCAGTTACTTTACCTGTTTCCGGAACAATCACCGCTAATCAAGGTACGATGGTGGCTCTTCCAGCAGGAACTAACGCCATTGGTGACGTAGGTATTCAATATCGTGCATCTGCAACTGGAGCAGGTACACCAACGGTTTTAAATTCTCCAGCGACCCCAGCGATTCAAACTGTGAAAGGCTCAGCAGGTAGATTGATCGGGTTTTTACTTGTAAACTCAAACGCAGCAACTCGATACTTAAAAGTTTTTAACGTTGTAACCCCAACATTGGGGACTACCCCAGCAACTCTTGACATTCCAATACCATTGAGCAGTAACCCTGTGTTTATCTCTTTTGAAGGAGGTATTGCTTTTGGAACAGCTATCACGGTAGCAATAACTGGAGGTAGGGGTACGACTGATAACACCGCAATTACCTTGAACGATGTAACCGGATTCACTATACACAACTAAAAAAAATAAAACTATGGCAACTTTCACAATTGTATCTGAGGGAACACCAATCATTCCCTACAACCTAAATGTAGTAATCAATGTAAACCACAGTGCTTTTGAAAACAGCCAGTGGGTAACCGCTACTCCTTATCCAAGTCAGGCGTTTTCGGATGCTGTTGATACACATACATCAAACTGGGAAAATGCTATCAAGACAAATTCAGATTTCACAACTCAGGACACTAACAGAAACGGAACGTGGCAAGTTGAGGTTGTCGGACCATTTCCAGAAGACGAGTCAAGAACACTTTATAATCTAGTTACATCATGCACTGTTGAAAACGCTGTTGCAGAAGTTTCAACATCAACTCAAAGCGATAAAACAGGGGCAGAGCTTACGGCAGACCTCCAGTTAGCGGCAGACGCTAAGGAGGTAGAATTTTTCGGAAACAGACCTGCATGGAGTCCATTACCTTAACATTTAGTAACAATGAAAAAACTTATCACAATCATCTTTAGATAATATGGAACACTTCTTAATTTTCGTAATTCAGATTCTAGGGATCGGATTTAACGCATGGCAAAAAGTCCTTGTACTGGATAAACTATATCCAGACGATACCCTTGAGGACGTGTTCAAACTGTTCTGGAAAACAGACAGGATAACGGTTTTTATCTCCTTGTGGATCATGGCCGCTTATGGACTGTTTTACTTTGTGACTTTAAACTATGCGCCTCCGAGTGTAATCGGCTTCGAATACTTAGACCTGTCATTCTTTGGCGGGGCTTTAGTAATCGGTTACGGAGGTCAGGCAATAGTCTACAAGGCACTAGGTAAAGCGGTGGATATTGCAAACAAAAAAATAGACGATCAAAAAGAAATTAAAACTATATGGCAAAGAAAAACA